TCACCGCGTTGCCGGCGCCGTCGAAGACCACGGTCGTCATCGAGCGCACAAGCTGGCCACCGACACCGATGCCCAACATGTCGCCGGCCTCGACGGTCCTGCCGGCGATGTGGGTCACCGGCAGGAAGCTGGCGCCCTTTGCTACCGCTGCCGACACAACGGCTGTTCCTCCCACCACAGTCACTGCGGTTCCCGACCCGTTGACAACGCTCACCGCGGCCAACGATCCGTTGACCACCGGTATCGGAGCGCCGTCCCGGAGCGTGCCGAGAGGTACGGGTCGCGCCAGATTCCACAGGCCAATGCGGTTGACCGGGCCACGCAGCCGGTCGAAGAAGGCCTCGCGCTGCCCTGCGAGCTTCAGGCTCGTGCGCGGCTCGGTCTCGAGCGACACGATCCAGCGTTCGCCGGTCAGGTCCAGGATCTGGAGCGTCGCGGTGTACGGCCCTGCGAACGCCCGCGTGTTCGTCTGCACGCTCATCGAAAAGGCCGCGACACCCCAGTCGGCCGGCCACACGTACGTCGTCATGCATAGCTCCTCGAGGACCGCTGCGATTCCGACCGGCGGATCTTTGCCTCGAGGCGCGCGTTTCCAGCTTCCACCTCCGCGCGCACGCGGGCGGCATCTACGCCGGCGCCGAAGGAATAGGTTGCCCCACTGAAGTCGAAGTTCGTGCCGCCGCCCTTCCCTCCGTTGGCCGGGTTGTACTTGGCCGGCACGATGCGCTCGTCCTTGTGGATCATTGCCAGACCGTCGCGCGGGACCCGATCCAGGCCGTTCGCGAATGAGCCGAGGAAGTCCGTCCCATCGATGCCGTTGTAGATGTCACCACTGCCGTACATCAGGCCACTCGAAGACGACGACGTGCCGCCGAAGATGCCCTTGAGCAACGAACCGACGTTGCTGCCGTTGCCGAACAGCGCATCGTTCAGGCGCGCGGCAAGGGCTTGGGCAGCCATGCGCTGGATCAGCTGGAGCCACATCTGGCCGATGTTCTCGAAGTTGCCGGACAACGCGTCCTCGAGCGTCTGGCCCAGCGCATCCTGGATGTTCCGTTCAGCCTGCTTTGCAAACTCCGACATCGCGTCGTTCGCCTTGTTCGCCTGTTCGAGCGCGGCCTGGTAGCGCTGCGAAGCGGCCTCGACCGCACGGCTCATGGTGTCCGAGCTCACGGGCGCTTCGTTCTGCAGTTGCACCAGTCGCTCGAGTTCCGCGCGATAGCGCTCCAGCGGCGTCCGGGTGTCCTCGTACAGCCGCGCGGCCTCTTCGAATGAGGCCTTTCGCTGCTCTTCGAGCATTCGCAGGCCTTCGCCTTCGAAGTCGAACTGTTCGGCCAGTCGCTTGCTTTGGTCGATCAGCTCCGCCTTGTCCAAGGCGGCACCGGCCTCGGCGGCGGTGGCGTCCTTGAGCCGCCCCTTCTGGATGTCGTCGAGGACCTTCTCGACCTCGGTCAGCTCGCGCGTCTTCTGCAGCTGCTTGTCCAGGTGGTCGATGTAGCGCCGAGCGCCCTCGCGCGCGCGTTCCTCCACGGCGGCAGCTTCGGTTGCCGCCTTCTTTCGCGCCGCGGCCGCCTCCTTGTCCGCGGCGTCTTTCGCCTTACGTGCATCGGCCTGGGCTTGTGGATCCGACAGAGCCTTCTGTGCAGGCGCCCGCACTCGCCCCTCATTGCTGTACGAGGCCTGCGGCAACTCACGCTGCTGGCGGGCAACGTAGAGCCGCTCCCGCTTCTGCAGCAGTTCGATCTCCTCCTGAAGCGCCGCGCTGCGCTGACGGTTCGTCGTGACGCCGTTGGCGCTCATGCCGGTGCTGGCGGTCGCCTGCAGCTCCTGCTGGAGTTTTGCGAGCTGCTCGCGGGTCTCGCTGATGCGCTCCGTGGTCGACGCGAAGGGGCTGTCGCTGCCCCGCAGGACCTGGTCCTTGTACGCCTCCCAGAAGCTGCCATAGGCGTCGCGCGCGTCGTTGAAGCGCGAGATCGCTTCGTTGAGCGCGGGGAGGACCGCCGACGTCACCGATCGTTCGAAGTCGGTCGCGGCGGCCTTGAAGCGGAACAGCGCCTTGTTGTAGTCCTCTGCCGCCTGTGCATCCGCGGCCGTCGTCTTCGCAACCAGTGCGGTCTGCTCCGCCAGGTCGTTGAGGTACGGCGCGGCCTCCTTCACCGACTTCCCAAACAGCTCTTGGATGACCCGGGCCTTGTTCGCGTCGTCGGCGAATCCTTTGAGCGCGACCGCAGTCTGGCGCAGCGCCTCTGCCGGGTCCAGACGCTTCAACTCTTCCACGTTGAGACCCAGCGCCTTGATCGCATCGCCGGCAGCGTTGTCCCCGGCCTCGCCCAGCACCTTGTTGAACTTGATCAGGATGCTCTCGACCGTGCCGAAGGTGGCGCCGGTACGGCGCGCCACATCGTCAAGCGCGCTGATGTTCTCGATGCTCGCTCCGGTCGCATCCCTGAGGTCGTTAAATGCGTCGATCGCATCAGCGGCCTCGTTGAGGTGCGACACGAACGTCGCCACGCCAGTGGCCAACGCGACCCCGATCGCCGCGCCCGCGACCGTGGCCTGCTTCGTCAGACGCTCCGCCCAGGCTTTCGCTTGGGCCTCTGTCTTGCTCAGGCCATTCGAGAACTCAGCCGCGTCGACGCCGACGCCGACGCTCAGGTTCGCGACTTTTCCGGTTGCCATTCAGGTTTCACCCTCAGGTTCCTGGGGCTGCGCCCCTTTTCCAACCACGACGAACCCCGCGCCGCCTGCCATCGCGTCGATGGCCACGGCCGCGGTCTGCGCGTCCGGGATCTCCACCGCCTCTCGCGGACCGAAGAGGTCGGCGTCGGCGAGCTCGAAATCGGCGTTGCCCGTGCTGCGAGCGATGAACATCGCCACCTGCGCCACCAACACCTCGATGCGCCGGGTCCACAGAGGCTTGCCTCGCAGACGCCACTCGATCAGTTCCCGCTCCGGCAAGGTGCGGCGCAGCTGCTCGACCGTCATGCCGAGGGACTCGGCCAGGTCGAATAGGTACGCGCGGCGCGGGTCTAGGCTTTTCCCGGCTCGACGCCCTCCGGGATCGAGACGCTGTTCGCGTCGTTCGCCGTGTCGAAGATCTGCGCGACCACCGACGAGCGCAGCTTGGCCAGCGCCTTGACGTCCTCGATGTCGCCGACATCGAACAGGAGCTCGCCGTCGGCGTCGCACAGGATCGTCGCGAGTGAACGGCCGACGTTCAGGCGGTCGTTCGCCTGATGCTTCGCCAGCAGCTCGCGGGCGACGTCGGCGGTGTAGGCGGTCTGCACCATCACGTAGACGGCGCCCAAACCGGGAACCTTCAACGGAACCGGGGGCGGGTTGCTTGCGGCCATCACGGCCGCGCGGAGGGCTGCGCGGTCCATCAGACGACGTACACCGGGCCGGTGAGCTTGATGGTCGCCGTGCCGGTCCACACACCACCGTTGCCGCCAGTGACGCCCTGGGACTGCACCGAGCCCATCATGACCAGCGTGCCGCCGTTGTTGGGCAGCGTGAGCTTGAAGGCGATGATCGTGCCGGCAGCCTTGGCCGCCCGAAGCGCCGCCTGGACGGCTTCGGCGCCGGCGTAGTTGTAGTCGAGCTGCAGCTGTCCCGAGTCGGTCAGGCCGACCTCGTACTCCTTCGCCTTCGAGCAGATCGTGGTGACGTCGATCTCCTCCGCGGCGCCGTCCTGCTGGGAGACGTTCTTCAGCTCGCAGAAGTCGGTGAACACGACGGGCGCGAACGTGCCGCCGCTGGTGTAAGTGGCGTAGTTCGTCGTGTCCGTGCCTGCCAGCTCGAAGGTGCCGGTCGCGGGGTTGGCCACCACGTACATGCCGCCGTTCAACTCGGTCATGCCCACTACCGCCGCGATGACACCGACGGCGCCGGCCAGCAGGCCGTGGGCAGTCGACGACACCACACCGGGGTTCGCCTTCGTGACAGCGGTGATCGTCTTCGTCGCTGCCAAGCCGGTCTGCACGGCGAAGGACGACCCTTGCCA